TTGGTTCAGTAAACTCAAGATCACACCTCCTTTTCTAGTTGGTTAAGTTTATCTGGGTCAATTGACTTGACCCGCTCATTTCCAAGCTTGATCGAATGACAGGCATGCCAACGCCCAGCTTCTTCCGGGTGAGCCATGGCCCACGCAGTAAAGCCGCGCATGTCTACCTTGTAATTCGTAACTTGGGCTACAAACGAGGGCCACGATTCTCGTGGCATTGACTCCAGAACTTTATCCAACATTGATTGATCCCAAACGTGATCACGCTTGATCTCAACAGTTATGCCATCTTGGGTTCTTTCGCCGCCCTCATTGTTCAGGGGGAGTAGAAGTTGACTCACTTCTTTCTGGTCTAGGAGCTCGCGCTCAACCGACTTGATATGTCGCTCAATCTCCTGCTTCTTTTGTTTTGCGCCATGAAGCTGCAACGCTAGATTCTTAATCCGCTCGTTCATTTCAATCTCATCTCATCTCTACTGAAGTGCACGGTAGTCCAACAAACATTTCATTGCAACAATTAATTTCACTTTTTTATTGCATGATCAAAGAACCTCATAGAGAATGCGACTTTCCAATAGGCGAAAGGTCATGAAGACAATTGAAAAAAACCTCGAGCTACCGCCTCACCCCGCAAGGGGGGCAGGTAAATGGCAAACGCTTTTGAAAGACATGGAGATTGGCGACAGCTTTGTGCTCAGCAAAGAGGAAGACCCCAAGGGTTATGTCTATCACTCCATCAGGATTGCAGCGAAGTCACTGGGCATGAAGGTCAAGTCTGGAACAGATGAAAACAAAAACAGGATCGTGCAGCGGATAATTTAATGATGCCATCATTCCTACCATCAGGGGTCAACGGCTCTGAACTCGCACCCGAAGCAAAGCTAGAACTGCTCAGCGACATGTGGGAGAACGGGATGCACATCATCCCATGTGGCTCACCAACAGAGGCAGTGCCGCAATACTTTAGAACCCGGCACCCATTCGATACTGAAGACGCACTCAAAGCCAAGTGGGCCAAGACACCACGAGTCAAGTGGCAGCACTACCAAAAGATTCAACCGTCACGCGATGAAATACAGCAGTGGCACTCTCAGTATCCATCCGCTAACTGGGCAGCAATCACAGGCATCACGTTTGCCGTGGTCGATGTCGATAAGGATGAAGCAGTTGATTGGGTTGAAGAAGGCAACATCAGCCGTACCCCACTCAAACAAACGTCACCTCGCGGTGGTGTGCATTACTTCTACTCACTCGGCAGTGAACTGATCCGCAACAGCGTGGGCCTCAACAAGATCGACATACGGGGCGATGGTGGATACATCATGGTCGCACCAAGCCATGGCTACAACATTGAGTTCGATAAGAACTATCCCATGTCCAGCATGGAAGATCTGCCCGTGTTGGTGCAGGACGATCTGCAGAAAGTCCACATGTACAACAACGGTGGCAAGGTCGAAAGCATACGCGAGAAGCTGACCGAAGACCCCAAGCAAGAGGGCAGTCGCAACGATACCCTGGCACGCTTGGTCGGCAAGTGGGTGAAAGAAGGCTGGGGTATGCGCGAGGTCATGATCAAAGCGCAGGATTGGAACCAGACCTGCTTCCCACCCATGGACTTGATCGAAGTCACACGCACCACGATAAGTATTGTAGGCGGGCACATCAAGCGGCACCCAGACGATGTCGATGCAGGTGTCATGCAGTGGCAGACATCCAAGTGGCAGACAGACATCAATGAAGATCTCAAAGAGATTCAGTCACAAGAAGACCCGCTGGATGAACTGAAGCGTGAAGGCGACGAGCCAGAAGTGCAGGGGCCGCTGGGCCTCAAGCCGTTCAGTGCAGATGAATG